TATAGGAGCTAATTCAACATTTTCATACTTACCTATACCTTTTGTTTTTGAAGCCATATCTATAAAATCATCATCTTTACCTTCTCTAGCTCCAATAACCCATATTACATTCTCGTCTTGATGATTTTTAATATAATCATAGATAGCTGTAATTGGTGAGTTAGTTGGTTCTACTTTTACTTTTAAAGGTAAGTATTTTTTATAGATATCCCAAACTAAAAGTGATTCAGCTTGAGCAATTCCATCTCTTGTTCCTGAGCCAACGTAAATAATAAATTCATCTATTTGTGGATATTTTTCTAATGCTGTTTCAACAACTTCAAAGTGACCCTTGTGAGGCGGTTTAAAACCACCCCCATACAAAGCTACAGTTTTAGTTTGTTCTTGTTCTAAAATAGAATCAGCTAAAAATTTACCTAATGGATTCATTACTTTAACTTCTGAATTAATTCTTTAGCTTTAGCTTTTTTCTCATCAATATCTTTTTTAGAGGTTCTAAATTCATCCATTGATGATTTTAATTCGTCAATTTGAGTATCACGTGCTTTTAAAGCTTCAGTTGCTGTTCTACTAGCGTCTGATTTATTTTTGAACATACCTAATACGTTTTCAAATTTTAATCCGCCTTTAATTTTGTCAGCGAATTTAAATGCGTCAGCATCAAATAAAATATCTTCTTTAGTTGATTTAGTATCTGGTTTAGTAACAACAAAGAATTTACCTACTTCATCAACTACATCGTAGTTTTTAGTAATAACTTCCTTCATTTCGATAGATGATTCTTCTATCTCGTAATTTTCTTTTAAAATGTCTATTAATTTCATGATTGTAGAAATGTGTTAATTTTAGTTTTAGCTTGATCTATTGTATCAAATTCATTTTGAACTTGAACTAAATCTTTTATATCTTGGTTTAATTGTTCTTTTTCTTGTGCTGATTTAGCTTGTTCTTCAGGTGTTTTAGGTTTACCTGATGATTTAGTGGTATCAAAGAATTTTCTTTTAATTTCTTCTGGGTTAAAGTCAGTTTTAGCGTTTTCTGGATTGTTATTAATTAATGCGAAATTATTACCAAATGCTTCTCTATATATTGATATATTTCGGTTATAATCACGCCAAGTTCTTAATACTATAGATGGTAATAAGTTTCTTTCTCGTTCTAAATTACGTTCTAATGAGGTTATAGGTGAAACATATATGGCTAACATGAATGTTTTGTAACCTAATGCTTCTAATTCTTCTTTCTTTTTAAGTAACGGCTTACTAGCAGCACCAGTACCATCGATAACAACATCTTTTAAACTTTTAGTTAACTCAGCGTATTTTTCTTTAGTAATTTTTTGCGCTTGACCCATTAATTTAGCAGCTTGAGATAACTCATCAGGACCAAAATCTTTTTGAGCCATGCCTAATCCTGATTTCTTTAATAATTCTTCATAAGTATCATCAACATTAATAACAGTTAATGATGAAGGTATTAATTGTTTAGATATATAAGATTTGCCGGACCCAGCAGGTCCAGCTAAGAATATAGCTTTTGGAGAAGAAGTAACCTCCTTTAATAAATTTACTAGAGAAATCATTAATACTATTTATTTATAAATATTATAGAGATCTTTTTACTGTAGTTTTAAATTCAGTAAATATTGGAGTGTCATTAGGATTTTCTAAATCAAATAATCTTTTTACAGTTTTGAATATATCTATGTTTTCTTCATAACTGCGTGTAGGTAAAACAACTTCCCATCCTTTACCTTGCATTTTTTCTTTGTTTAATTTACGTTTAGTTGATTTTAACCATAATATACCATAGTTATCTACTGTTTTACCAAAGCATTCTTTATAACATTGGCCATAAACTGCTGTTTGTAATTCATAAGTAGGTTGAATATGATTAGATGTTTTAAAATCTAATAACCATAATTTACCATCTATTTCACATATAATATCACAAGTACCTGCTACTTTCAATTCATCTGAAAATAAATGTACTTCAATTTCTATTAATTTAGGATTATATAATTCCCAAAACTCAACAAATTTTAAAAACATTTGCCATACATCAGGATTATATTGTGGGTTACCATATTGATTTAAAAAATTTAATTCAACACCGTTTAGGTATTCTTCAATCATTTCATGAACTAAAGTACCTTCTTCAGCAGCTTTTTTAACAATGTATTCAGAAGCATAACCTACTTTTTTTAACCAATCCTCAAAAAATTTACCTTTTGGATAATAACCTAAAACATAAGTAACTGATGGATAATATTGACTATTACGTCTATAATATCTAGCATCAGGTAACGTTACTTGTTTATGATCATTTGATATTTCTAATATTCGGTTGTAAGAATGTTTTATTTGACTCATATTAAGTTTAATTTTTTCTCAAATAGTTTTGAGAATGTTAGAGGGTAAGTATGTTGTATTAATTCAGTAAAATGCCTAAAGCCTAATTCACTTGGATCTTTACCATCCAAATCAACTAAATAAACTTCTTTACCTTCATTTATTAATTGTTCGCAAAATTGTAATGCTTCTTTTAAAGCATCTTTATCTAAAGCAATATATATTTTTTTAACTACTGATGTTACTATTTTTTTCATTAAGTTAGACTGTATATTCTTGCCTAATAACGGGATAACATTACGCTTAATAGCAATGGCGTCAAACATTCCTTCGCATAGTATAAGCGGTACTTCCCAGTTTATAAATAACTCAAATGGTATTATATCTCTAGATATGTCTGGATTTTTATATTTTAATGTTGAATTTTTATCAAAATTTCGTCCAGTAAAATAATTTAAATTACCATTACTATCATAAGAAGGTACAATAATCATGTTATTATATTTTCCACCTTCACAATAACCTATATTATATTTTAATATATCATCTTCTGTTATACCTCGTTTTTTAACATAATTTAAAGCATGTTTACCTACAATATCATTATCTGATATATTAATAAGTGGTTTAAATTCTTTAGGTAATTTTAGAATTGATGATTTAATTGGTGTAGTATCACCAGATGATATTTTTAAATATGGTTTTAGTTCCTTTATTTTATCAGGATCAGTATGAATAGCTTTAAATAATGTTACTAATGATTTACCTTTCTTATTGCATGTCCAACAATGCCATGGGTTTTCACCTTTATCATTTTCACTAAAATTAATTTCTAATTTAGGTTTATGATGATTACAAAAAGGACAATGATAAGCATAATTTCCTTTTGATGTAGATTTGCCTGTACCTAATACAGAATTAACAACATTTATTAAAAGTTGATTTACCATATAATATACGGTAATAAAAAAAGCTTGGTTTCCCAAGCTTAAATATTAAAATCTTTAGTGTAGAATTTTCCAAGAATATTATCATTATAATATAGTTCTGGATGTTCTAATACTTTATATGTAAATAAGGCTTGTGTTTCATAATAAGTTAATAATTTTTTATTAGAAGCTAATTGAATTATTTGACGAGTAAATATATTTTGTTTACCGGCTTTAACTAAATCCATTACTTCTTTATTAGAACCATAATATGTTTTCCAATCTGATTCTTTAGTAACTATTTTAGTTGTAGGTTTACGACCTACTCCTGTTAATTCAGCTATTTCTTTTTTAGTTAATTTTACTTTTTTGTTATGATATAACACTTTTTTTCCTATATAAGATTTATTAGTTTCGTTATTTTTAACTATGTAAATAAATCCAAATGTATCTTTTGAAAAGTCACTTATATCAGTTATAGGAGAACCGTTATAAGTCCATGTGGGTAATGTTACCATTATCTATCTAAATTAATTAATATTGTTGTATCTGTAGTAGGTGATACTGGTAGAGGTTGAGCTAGTTTAGCTACAGCTAGTAAATTTTGATATTCATCGTATAATCCTACTGTTGTAACATAAGGTGAAAAATAAGAACCGGTTACATTATCTGTTAAATATTGTCCTGGAGTGTAAAAATTTCCTATAGAACTTGATATACTTGTACTACCTGAAGATAAACTTGGGTTTTGAGAAAAATTAAACTCATTTTCTCTAATAGTACATTTATATTGAGTTTCATGTATTTTATATGAGCTTGAGAATGAGCAAGTTACATTATTAGTAGTAACATAATAATTAATTGATAAAGCACCTGATATTATATCACCACCATAAGATGCAGTTCCATATAATACAGTACCATATCCATCTACTGGAGTATCAGTATATATAACTACTAATCCTTGATAATAAAATATATTACCAACTATATCATTTGTTAAATCTAATATATTTCCTTCACCATCATCTCTTAAACTACCGCTAGGAGTAATTAAGTTAAATGAATTAGGTTGAACATAATCACCATATAAACGAGAAGGTATTGAAATAACACCTATAACACTATTTGATGCTGTAGGAAAATTTTTAGGATATGTTAAAGTAGTTTGTAGATAATTAAAATATCTACCATCTGAAGCTGGTGTACCTACTAGTATATTTCCTGCCTCGTTATTACCAGGATAAATACTCCCTGTATTTACTGGATCTCCGTAACTTGAACTTAAATAATTTGAATAATATAATTCTTGGATTGAATTATATATTAAACGTTGATATTGAGTTGATACTTGACCTGTTGTAGGATCTGTAGTTGGATTAAAAGTTCCAGTTACATTAGTTCCTAAAAATCTGTCAATACCAACATTAGATGCAGTAAATGCTGATGCACCCTCGAAGTAAAATGCTTTATTTACTTCGAAGGGTGTTACAACTATATCTGATGCTAAAAATTGTTTGAACGCGCTCATTCATTAGAAATCTAATTTTACTCTTACTAGAGCTTCTTTTGTAAAATCTTTAGGTAATGGTCTTGATAATTTAGCTACAGCTAATAATTCATTTGTATCATTATATAATCCTATTGTTGTAACATAAGTTTGAGGATTATTTATAAATGAAGGATAAATAACTTCACCTGTTGAACCTGAGATAAATGATGGATTTTCTGAATAATTATATTCTGCGCTTCTAGCTCTAACAAATATATAATCTGAAGTTATTGTTTCTTGTGAGTTAATAGTAAATGTAGATGCTGTTGAACCGCTTATTGCTCTAAATAGTCTTCCATTATTGTCTCCATCAGCATTACTTGAACGAGATACTATTAAACCAATACCGCCTGAAGCTAATGAACCACTTAAAGCTGAAGGATTTAATAATATAGTTCCAATATCCGGTAATAACCAACCATACGAACCTGACGCTACACTATATCCATTAGAATCTAAAGCTCCAGCTGATATAGTACCTGCTGAACCTGTTATTAATTGGAATACTCTACCTGCTTCTGTAAATGTTTGAGAAGTTACATAATTACTATTATCTGTTAACACTATAACACCTAAACTACCTGATAATTCTAATGTTAATGAACCTGGTAATAATGATTCTTTATATCTTGTTCTTTCAAATGATATAGCCCAAAATTCAGTTGATTGGAAATTACCAAAAATAAAATCAGTATTTTCATCTCCTAAAACTAAGTTTTGGTATTGACCATAAATAGTTGAGGTTGGAGATAAACCTGGTACTGCTGGGTTATATAAAGCACTTCCACTTCCTGCAGCGTTACCATATGCTATAGCAAATTGGATTTCAGCTGTAGCTAAAGTTGAAGCTGTTTGAAATATATTTAAATAAAAATCTCCACTTGAACCAGCTTCTTGAACTGATGAGGTAAAGAATGATGATAATGTAGGCACACCGCCTGACCATAAGGTAGCTGTTATTGCGTCCGCGCTTACTACAAAATCTTGAGGATCTAATCTACTAAAAGACATATTTTATATTTTAAGATACTTTTGTTACTGTTATTGGAATACTTATTCTTGCACCACTGTCTCTACCTACTACTGTTAATGTAGCGTATAAAGCATTATTTGAACCAAATAATGTATTTACAGTTGTTGCTCTTAAATTAATTGTTGTACCTACTACTGTTTTAGATACTGAAGTTCCTAATGTTGTAGTTGAGTTTAATGCTACTACATCTGGAGTGTTAATACCTACACCTTCAAATGTACTCATTAGTCTAACATCTGAAATAGTTGCTGTATAACCAGCTGTTTCAAATGTATTTCCTCCTAAATAGTTTAATGTTTGAGGAGTGATTGCTAATGAAGCACCTTGTTTAATTACAATAGCATTATAACCTAAATCTAAAATAGGTAATTTTGCTGTTCCACGAGGTAAAGTTACAAGTTTATATTTCATAACTTGTGTTTCTTGAGGAAATGCTTCTAATAAAGGCATATTCTCAATTGCTTGACCATAATAAGCAGAACCTGATGGATTATTTGGATTATAAAGTGTATAATCAATCTCATCATCTGCTAAAGCAAATTGTGTAATTCTAAATGTTCCATCATTTTGAGCTAATAATTGACGGCCTTTAGTAGTTAATATAGCGTCTACTGTTACTATAGTATTATTTAAATATCCCATTGGTTATTATTATTTATATATAAATATTATTAAATTTTGTTTTTATGCTGAGCCTATATTTTTACCGTATCTCTTAGTTATTACGTTTATATTATTTTTTATAATAGGTTTAGTTGGATCTAATAAAATATATCCTGCTGTAACGTCATTATATAAATCAGATGTTGAACCTACATTAGTTATTAAATTAGGTTCCACTTCTGCTTGCCATATTAAAGCACCATATCCTGATCCTGTTACTTCAGCTGTTCCTTTTCCTCCTATACTACCAATTCCCCCAACTGCTGTGAATTGTAATTGTTCAACTAACTCAGTTGAATTGGTTTTTAAAATTAAATTATAATGTCCTGAAACAGCAGGTGGACCTGCTAAAGCTGGAATATAAGTGACTTGTTCTATTTCTACAGGAGATCCAAATTGATTCAAACCAGTTCCATCTGCTATATTACCTAAATTATTATAAAAACTAATAAACCATCTATTTCCTTCACTTACTGAAGATGAAATTACAGATCCCATAGTATTATTAGCTACTAAAGAGCCAGTTTGTTGCACTCCTGAAGAACTAATTGCTGTTGAAGGCGAAAATAATGTTTTTGGATTAGCTCCACCTGGACTAAATTGAAAATCTACAAATGGAGTGTTAAATGTAGGATCCCCTACTGATCCTGAACCATAAAACCAAATTATACCAGGAACATTTTTTAAAGGTACTGAAGCACTAGTATAACTAGCTAAATAAGTTGAAGGTATAAAATATGAAGAAGGAGCAACTCCTACTCCGTTTAAAGTTACTTGTAAAGCTATAGGTAACTTATTAGCGTTAATATATTGTTGTTGATAAACAGTAGCACCTACAGGTAAATTTCTTTCAATGATACTTTGATAAGCGGGGCTTACATAATCAATAGTAGTTACACTATCAACAGTTTCACCTACTAAATATATGTTTCCTAAAGAAATAGTTCCACCATTTTCTACAACTGGATATCCGTCTTGAGCTGTTGTAAATTCATATATACAACTATCATAAAGATTAATTACTGGATCTTTGCCATATGAAATATCTCCAGGCCAAGAACCTGAAAATCCATATATTGAAGTATTATTAGTTTGATTAGTTGCTCCTTCAAGAACTGTTTTTAATAATATATCACCAGTTGAACCTGTGTAAACTGTAATTCCATTATATTGAGATCCTATAAAAGAAGAAGTAAAACTTATTACTGTACTACTAGTGTTAGACATTAATAAATTTTGTGCTGAAGCATTAGAACCTGATAATACTTGATTTATTTTTGCTGATGCTGACTTTAATGTATTAGCTACAGATAAAGATTCTTGTTTAAAATAATATAAACCAATTGATGAAGTATCTGGAGGTATTGGATTCTCAGCAGATGCTTGGAATTTATAACTGTAAGCTTCACCATAATTAATTTGTATATATTCGGGATCACTTAATGCGTTTACTAATACAAAACTACCACTAGATAGTGAACCAGGAGTTGAACCTGTAAACTCAGTAGGAGGAGTATAAGTATTAATATTAATACCATTTAATTCTTTTCCTACATAACGTCCACCTATATGAGAAGCATAAGTATAGTTTGATTGTTGTACTGTAGCTCGTGTTGCTGAACCTGATAATATTTGTTCTATATTTACAGCTTGTAATGCATTTGTACTATAATCTACATCCATATAAAATGGATTTATTCTAGCTTCAATAGCATTTCCTTCTAAAACATTATATTCACTAGCAGCAAAATCAGCATCAATAAAAGGTTGTAATACTACTAAATCTGATACCCCAGTTTGAGGTGTTGTAGATTGAGTTACAAAAAAACTAGCGGTTAAATTAATACTGTCAGTATTACTACGTTGTACATAGAAGGATTCATTTTCTAAAACAATACCATTATATAAAACTCTTAATATAGTTGAACCTGATATACCTAATGTAGTTGAGTCTGTTGATACTTGACCTTGAATACTAGAATATAAAAATAAATCAATATCATTTGCTGTAGCGGAAGAGGTAACAGAAGCTGAAGCTACTATTCTTATGGGGATATTTGGAGAATTACCAAATGTATAAACTCCTGTTGTTGGGTTGAAATATCCTAAATTGTCATATGCTTCAGTATAACCTGTTATTGTAAAAGCACCACCACCACCAGAAAATGATGAAACACGAGAACCAGATGCTCTATAATTTAATATTTGATTATCTGTTGAAGAAGTAATATTAGTAGTAGCTATTCCAAATAAAAAATAATCATCATATTTAGCTATAGAAGTAATAGGATATTCTACAGTACCAATATCACTAAATTTTATTCTAACACTATCTAATTCTTGTAAAGATAAAGTATTATCATTACCTTGCCCATCTATACGAGCAATTTTAATAAATTTTACACCTTGTGAATAATATGGAGTATATGACATGTTGTATTAATCTGGAGTTATGTTAGAACCTGTATCATATAATAAATATATTTCTCCTGGATTTGGAGAAGTATTTATTGATAAGAAGGCACTATCATTTATTGTATTTGTTTTATAATATGTAGGAATATAATTAGTAGGAACAGTTGATGATTTTAAAAAGATATTATCTCCATTTAAATTACCATCTGTTACTTCAATTATTGTTCCTTCTAATTCACCATTATAATCATATTCATTTGTTACTAAAATTAAACCTGTACCATAAGGTGTTTCAACTGTTTTATAGTAATCAGGAAGTTTATATATATTAACATTAGTTAATGTTATATCTTTATTATCACTGGTGTTTTGAATTGTTAAAAATCCACTTAATTCAAAATTAGTATCTAATATAAAATTAAGAGTTCCTGTTGAAGATGTAGTATATATAATTTTACTTGATAAAATATTATTATTATTAAATAATGTTATAATAGCATCATTTACTGTTCCTGATGATGATATAGGTAAATAAACATTATATATACCAGATTGTGATAAATTTATTTTAATATCACTTCCTGCTCCTAAAACTATTGAACTTGTGGAATATACAAGTAGTTCTGAGGACTCCAAGCTACCTCCTGATCCTCCTGAAGTTTCTTCTAAAGGATAAGATTCAAAATCAGTTGATGATATAGGAGTAGTCATTCCATCTTGTATTACTGTTAAATGACTTATTGAACCTGTATAATAATGTTGTGATTGAGTTAATTGAGGTAAAGGATATTTATTACGTTCTAAAACATGTTGTTTTACTACAACACCTGCTGCTAAACTTGTTCTAGCAGGAACCCAATCTTGTAACATTTTAAATAAAGAATTATCAAAGAATTTAATAAGTCTTATATAATCCCATTCATTGTAATTTGAAGTATATTTTTGAAAATATTCATCTCTTAATCTATCTAAATCAGGATATGAAGTATTTTGAGTTGGTACTTGTCTTGGATCACCTATATATTCTCCAATATTAAAATATCCTAATTGATCATAAATGTCAATATTTATTTCATTTTGAGGTGAAAAAGCTACTTCAACATAATCTATATCTCTAGTTACACTTTGAGATATAGCTGGATTTTGTTGTATTGAAATGTAAGGTGATAAAGTATTACCAGATGGTAAAATAGAATTTACTATTTTAATTTTGTCAGTAATAGGATTTTGAATACCTACTGCGGGTTGATCATAATAATTATATTCTATATTATATGTAAATAATGGAGTTAAACTAGAAGTCCAACTATTATTACCACTAGTAAATGAGGATGTAATAACCCAAGATCCTGTTACTTTAGGATGTATTGATAAAGATCCAGTATATAATTCTCCACCTAATGATGCTCTGAAAGCTAATTGATTTGGTGTGTCTTCAGACTCAATAGATTGAGGATTCATTACATAATCCTTAAATCTATTAACAGATACTGGTTGAGTATAGTATCTTATTTCTTGTAATGATCCTGTAAATGAATTATATGTTTGACTATTTATAGTTACAGGAGAATAAAACGTACTATTTCCTATTGTATCCCAATTAATAGCACTTAAAGTTGTAGATCCTGATGATAAAAACCCTATAGTATTTCCTTCAAATCCCTGATATATTTTATTACCAGCATATAAAGTATAAATACTACCTGATCTAGTTAACATTACTGACCACCAATTTCCATCAAAAAATGGTAAATAAACACTGGCTGTATTAGTTATACTAGTACTTTTATTTGGATAAAAGTCTAGTTTTGCATATTGGTAATTAGGATTGACAGTTGAACCACTATATGAACCTGATGTATATCCTGACTCTGTATAAGTTAATACTAAAGCTCCTATATTACTTAATTGCCATAAACTTTGTGAATATGGAATATTAGTAGTAGGTAAACCTTGTGTTTGGAATCTAAATTGTAAAGTTGAAGGTGTTTGATTAGATGAATCTACAGCTACTGACCAACTTGGATTTAAATTCCAAGGAGTACTTATTGTTCCTGAACCTGTAATTAACGCATAATTATAAACTTTTTCAAAATAATCCCAAGTATTAGGATTTTTATCTTTACCACCATATTCATTTACACTTAAAATAGTTTCAGGAATACCATATGTAGTAATTAATGCTCTTAAACCTTCATATGAACCTTTTTTCTTTAATAAGTAAGGTAAATTAGCGTAAATACGTTTATAAATTTGTTTATTAACATCATCTAATGGTTCTAATGAAGCAGTAGATGAAGCTGTTACTATTGTAGTTATATATTCAAATCCTACAGGTGGATTTAAACTACCAGTTATATTAGGAATATTATATAAACTACCTGAAGGTGTTATACCTAAAAACGCTGAATATAAGTTATCAGTTGAAAAATTATTTTGATAAATTTTAACACCTAAATCTCTTAATATTTGTGCTACTAAGTCTTTAGAAACACCATAATTTAATCTATTATCAGCATTATATTTATTAGTTACATCTTTAATATAAACCCAAATACTATCAAAATATTGACCTATCATTTCAACAAATAAGTTATATTGCTCATTTGCTGGATCATCTCTTAAATATTCTGGTATACTTAATACTAAATTATTATTATTTTCACTATCAAAAGCTGATGCGCTTACTAATTGATTAGTTAACCAAGCTGAAGCTGTTGGGTTAGTTACTGGTAAATTATTATAAGGAGGAGTAGAATTTGATTTAGGCCATGAATTACTTCCTGAGTCATAATATAAGAAATATTCATATCCATCAAAATTGGTTATAATTTCATTTATTTTAGATTGCCATATAACTTGGCTACCTGAAGTATAATAATTTATATTACCTTGAGTATAACTACTACTTACACTATATTGTTCAATTAATGCTAGTTTATAGTAAAAGTTTTCTAAACGAGTTTGTGCTGAAGAAAAATTACAAAAATTAGCGAAATCATTATAATCAATATTAATTTCAATACCTTTTTCTTCTAATAAACTATTTAATTGATATAATAAACTTGATGAGTTATTAACAGAAGTAGTTCCACTTAATGAAGCATAATTAACATATTCTGTGGAATTATTAATTTGATCATTTAATGGTAAATTAGTGTTAGGACCTCTTAATTGAATACCTTCTTCTAATACATCAAAAACTTCAGTTAATTCTAAATTATAAGCTAAAGAATCAGCTATAGTTTCTACTGCCCAACATTCTGATTTTATATCAAAATCTAAAGGAAGAGGATCATATAATTTAATTAATACTGTAGGATCATTAGTATTAGTATTGTCTAATAAAATATTATTAGCAATAATTAATTGATTTTGTCCAAAGTTTAAATAAAAATCTTTATAAACACCTACTGATTGACTTATTTGTGATTGTAAATCTAAACTAGATGATACTACATTTTCATTTGATATTTGAGTAGTATTTAATCTAATCTCAGTTCTATCAGGACTAATTTGATCAATATAATATCTATTATTAGAATTTGAAGCTAATAATGGATTTAAAAAATTATAAACTGTGTTATATTGTCCTTCTAAATATCCTTCACTTTCTAAATCAGCCTGAGGATTTAATACTAATTGATTATTAATTAAAGAATATCCTCTAAATGAACCATCAATATTACTATATAATATACTTCCATTTAAATCATAAATAAAGTACTCTATATAATTAGAATTTGAATCAAATGTATTTTGAACATCAAAATTAGCTATTAAAGATTCATCACTGATAGAGTAAGTCTGAAGTTCAAATGTTTGAGAATTTATATTTTGTATGTTAACTATTTTACTCATTATTAATTAGTATTAGTATTTGCTTCTACTAGTTGTTGTTGTAAATCTAAATTTTCTTGTCTTAATTGAGTTATTTCTTCAATTAATGCTTGAATAGTATCATCATTATTAAAAGTACCAGCATATTCTTGACTAGTTTTAATAAGATATTCATGAGAATTTATAGTTCCAAATTTAGGTATTTCAAAAAATAACGTTTGATAATTAGTAAAAAATTCAGCTATAGATATTGATGATGGTATAACTGAACCAGTAATAGTAGGTTGAACTAGTTGAGTAAAAGAAGTATCTATTACTCTCTCATATTGTCTTTTTTCGTAAACTGTTTTATTTAAATTAACTTGAGCCATTATTTATTTGCTATTTTAAAATAATAATTATCATCTAAAATTATAGTAGAACCACCCACTGTAGTTTTAAGTAATATTTTATAGTATCTTTCTGGTTCTAAACCATTCATATAAACATCAAAATAACTTGATTGACTATCAGCACTTATTTTAGTGTAAGTATTATCAAAATCTACTATTACATCATTTGTGTCTAAATCTTTTATAGCCCAATATGAATTTTGGGGTAAATAATAATTTGTAGTATAAATTGAAGCGGTTTGATACACTCTAGGTGGATATGTTGGGCGGCAATTTATTCTAAATCTATTTACACTGTCTAAAAAGAAAACACCTGGATTTTCTGCTAATGTACAAGTTAATAAAGCTGTGTTTATAATAGTATTAGTAGCAGAACCAGTGTTAAATCTATGATCATTCCATCTAAATTCTAATTGAGGAGGATAAATAGTATTAGTATCAATTGAGAAAAATTTCATCTCAACTTGAACATCTAAATTATCTATAAATTCTTCATTACTTGCTTGTTTTACTATAAATCCATTATTAGGTATACTTGAACTATACCAAGCTGAAACTATATTTTTAACATCAGTTTCAATATCTATTGGATTAGAATATTCAAATAATTGTGAAGCAGAAGGACTAGTATACCAAACTCCACCTCCAACTGTTGTACTGTATGAAGCTGTTGTACCTGGATTGAAATTTCCTGTTTGCCAAGGTGTAGAACCTGAATAGTCAGCCCAAGTCCATGATACACCATTTGTAGTTATAGGCTGATCTAAATATTTACCAGTTCCATTATTCCAACTTTGTGATACAGGGTAAATATAAACTGTAGTTGCTTCACTTAAACCAGTAACATTAGCTGCATAACAACGTAAATAAGCTGTCCAGTTTGAACCTGATATTTTATTATTAATAATGTCAGTTATAGTTGTTGTATCAAATTGAATTAAGAATCTACTTACTTGAGGATCTGGATCAAATGCTCCAAATGCTGTTGTTGTTGATTCTATAATTTCATCTATACCAGTATTCATACTAGGGTATAATGAATACATAGTTGCGTCTTGTGTTGGGAATATTTTATATACTGCCATATTCTTATAATGGTACTACTCTACCTTGTATGTCTGTTGTTGGATATTTTACTTCAAAAATTGAAGGATCTAAACTAGGATATATTACATTATTCACTGTCGCTCCACTTATATCATAAGCGTAAGGTGAATATCCTAAATTAGTTCCTACTTTATTTGTTATTTCTATATTTTTTACTGTTTGAACACCTTCTATAGTATCTAATAAAGCATATAAATTACGTAATATTATAGGTTGATTTATTTGCCAATTATTTACATTAAAGTAATTTTGTAAAGCTACTATACAAGCTATTAAAACATCATTGTTATTATAATTAGGTAATACTATAATATCAAAATTAACTCCTATATTAATTATAAATCCATCTTTAATATTAATAGAATCATTTACCATTCTATATTGTGATAAATAAGTTATTAAATTTTGTTTTAATGCTGGTGAAGCTGTAGTTAATTGTTTATTAGCATTATTACTTAATACATATAAATCTAAAATTGAGTTAGACTCTCCTGAAGATATAGATTGTGCTTTTGTTGGTTCAATATAAGCTTTTGCTATTACTCCATATTTAGCAGGCATAGATAATGATCTAACTAAATAATCATCTTGAGTTACATTTCTTAATTGTGTAGCAAAATTAGCTGAAGAATTTTGTCTTATTTCTTCAGGTGAATCTCCATCACCTCCTCCACTTGCGGCTTCTGGGTTTGTTACGGCTAATGAGTTAAATACCAAATTAGCTGTGTTAGCATTTAAATTACTATTTAAAAATCTAGCATTTGAAGTTAATGTAGTTAAGGTATTAGATGACACATTTGATAAAACACCTCCTCCAGTTAAGTATCTAAAGGTTAATACAGTATTAGATGGAGATATACCATATGTACGAGTAAATACAAAGTTATTAGGAGAATAAGCTGCTGTTAATTTACTTTTTTCAAATGGTAAACCTAAACCTACGTTATCTGGGTTAGGAATAATTGTTTCATCTGTATCTAAAGCTGTACCTGCTCCAAATTGTATTTGTAATGAACCTGAATCTAAAAATCTAGTTATGAATCTTCTTTGTACTTGTTCTAATTGTAATAAGTAAGGTGTATCACCACTATATTGTGATAAATTAGGATCATTTTGATTAGTATTTTTAATAGAATTAAATACAGTATCTTGAGCTAAATAATCTACTTCATACCATTCATTACTGTCACTATCAAAACAATCTAAAATACCTATTATATTTTCATCATTTAATTCTACTGTAGCAAATTGTACTGGTTCATTAAATGAATAATTTTTAGTATTAATTGTAGCTGATATAGCTTTTCTTGTTTTCTTTAATAAGAAATAGTCAGGAGTACCTGATGACTCTTGATATATAGTAATTTCTGTAGGGTCATTTGAGCTTGAAACTGAAAAATCAATTGGGTCTTCTACTAAAAATGAAATTGAAGTATTAATAGGAGAACTAATTGTTGAATTAGGTTCAATATATAAAGCGTAATTAAAATCAGGTATAAATGAAATACCTGATAATTTTGAAGGTACTTGTTGATAAAAATCAACATCTACTAATGCAACACCTGTTACTTTTGGTTTATAACCAAACATATAAGCTAACTCATACAAATTATTAGTTTGACGAGCATATTGTAAAAATGTTTCTTGAAATTGGTTATCTAAATAAAATGATAATACATCACCTACATAAGCGGCCATTTCCATAAACATCATACCTGGTGATGATGGTGAAAAATCATTATATGTTGTAGGGAAGTAAGTTTTAGCATAATTAATTAAGCTAGATCTTAATTCTGTAAAATCTTTATTTATATATTTTATGTCTTTTATTGTTGCCATTAGTTAAAAGCTATATCTAATTGATCACTGATAGTTGTATCTCTTATTGTGTATTTTAAAGTAACTACAATTTGATTAATATCAGGGTATTGTATTACTTCTAAAGATGAAACTATAACACTTGGAAAATATAAATTGATTTTTGTTTGAATATCTTCTTTTAAAAAATCAGTATTTCCTGTTGTTATTTGTTGAAATAAAAATTGTCTTAAATTCCCACCAAAATTAGGATTTAAGTATCGTTCTGTTGTATTAGTTAAAAAGAAATTTATTAAATTAGCTTTAATAGCATCTTTAGTTAAGTAAGTAGATTGAAATACTCCTGGGTTATTGAAATTTAAATCAATTCCAATAGCTGTACCTTTTTTAGTATCAATAGGAAATATTTTTTGAGCTCCAAATGCCATTATTACTTACTTAATAAACCCATAATTTGATCTAAACCAACATTACCTTCAGGTAAAGATCCATTAATTGCATCTCCTCCTCTAGGTACAAATGTGTTTGTTGTAATAGAATCTGTTGTCATTGTTTTTCCAACAGCCATGTCTCCTAAAATATTAGCCATCACTGCTTTTCTAGTGTTTGGATCTAATGGTTTATTAGTTGGTTGTACATAAGATTCTGTAACAGTTCCATAACCACCTGGACCTGGTGTAGCCTTAGGTGCTTTAACAGCTTCTAAAAGTATTTCTTTTAATTCTTCTTGAAATACTTCACGAACTGCTTCTTTAAATAATTGTTTTAATTCTTGTGCTTTCATCGTGTTATAAATATTAAATTAATAAGCTTCTAAATTATCTCTATCAATAATAAATTTTAATTCATTAATTAGTGTTTGATCATCCGTTGTGAATGATAATTCAGTTTGTATTAAAGTAATACCATCTTGATTTTGACCAAGTGCTCTTCTGCGATTTACTGTTGGAGTGTATGGTACTTCTTCAATTACAATATTAAAGCCTTTATATGTTATTTCGTTTTGTGTTTGATTTGATTTTGCTTGAATTATTGTAATATCTAATATTTCTTTAGATATAGGAATAAGTTCAGTATCTAAAGGATTACTATTTGCTGATGTTGCTGGTTTTTGGCATTTTTTAATAAAAGCGTCAATTGAATTTAATAAAGTGACTGCTGTAAATATAAATGCACCTATAATAGATGCTACTAAAGCAGCACCACCTATTATAGAGATATATTTTTGTAATTTAGAATTACCTAAACTATCTGTATTTAAAGTTGTTTTAGCTTGAGATAATGTATTTAAAATAGTTGGTAATGTCGGAGCTAATGCTGGAAATGCTACAACTAACGCTTTAGCGGCTATTTTAGCTAACTCAATAGCATTTAATGCTGATTGTAACAATGTTAAAAATATTGTTACTCCGGTTAATGATATAGTGATGACATTTAATGTTTTACCTATTCGATTTAATTGAGTTACAATTAAATTTCTTTGTCTTATAATTTTAGCTAATTCTTCTTCATTAGGACATGTACCTAAATTTAAAAATTTTTGAATATATGTATTAATTAAATTTTTTAAAGAAGGTGTTATAATATTTTTTACTTGATTACCTACTATTAATAATAATAAAGGTAATTTAGCTATACCTATTGCTTTTAAATCTGAAGGAGTAGCGTTTTCAATTTGTTGTGCATCTAATGTTTCTTCATTTTGTTGATTTAAAATAGTTTGATTATTTGATGCTTCTTGTAATCGTTCTTCTTCTATTTTTTCAGGTGTTTTGGTAGGTGTAGGTTTAGGTGGAGGTGGAATTAATTCATAAGATTGTCCTTTATTATCTATAAATCCAAAATTATCACCTTTAAATTTAACTTGTTCAACTGCTGATTCAGGTGTAAAATTTATTCTTACGTAAGTTTCAGTTTTTATTAAAACACCATCAGCGTATATTTCAACTACAATATCTCCTGTTCCACTTTCAGGATAAGTTTTATATGTAAATTCTTTAACTAATACACTAGCCATTATACTATAAAATTAGTTTTTGATTTTAATTTTTCAAGATTACCTTGAATTATTTTTAATTGTGCTGATAATTCTGAAGCAGCAACATTAAGAGGAATTAATGGTGTACCTGGTGCAGTTGATGCTAAATATTTACAAATTTCTAAAAAAGCATTTAAATTATTAATTAAATTATCTAAAGTGTTAATTGTACTATTACCTAATAATATAGGTTCAGTCGCATTTTTAGAACCTAAATATACTTTATTAGCCTGTGTTATAAACGTAGGAGTATCAATATTAACGGAATCTATAGCATTTAAATTAACGGATTTATTAGACGTTAAAAGTAAGTGATCTTTAGAAGAATTTAATACTAATCTACCTGAATTTAAAATA